GATGTTAAGAGCATTAGAATTTACACCGATGTAACCATCGATAGTGCCGGCTTGCTGAACAACAGGTTTTGCAAGGTCAAGTTCAAGATAAATCTTACCCTCAGCATCGCAAATGCCATTGTACTCAACGATACCCTTACCATACTTCTGTGTAACAACACGGAAAGGAATTGACTCAAACTTACGGAAAGCAGAAGTCATAACCTCTGAACCATCAGCCACAGGAGCAGCAGCGATTTCCTGCATAGCAATAATCTTAAGAGAAGCAAGGAAGCCTTCAGTATCCATCTCATTTCCATCAGGACCAGTCAAACGACCAGCATTGAAAGAAGAGAAGCCATCAACAGCAAGGATGATGTTACGGATAGTTCCATCAAAGCCACTCTTGAAATACTGCTGAACATTGTCACCTGCGAAAGGACGAATGCCCATAGGAGTAAGCATCATAGGAACGGCAGCGCCAACCTTGATAGTAATCTTACCCTTAGAGTTGTCATAAAGGAAGTCGTTGTAGAAAAGGTCATAAAGGCTCTTTTCGAAGTACTTGGTTACCTCAGGACCTGCCTCACGAAGAGCAGTTGCACCAAGACCAGCCGCAGCAGCACGGTCAAGAGCAGCCTGATAATCAGTTGCATCGTCAACGAAGTTTTCACCTAACTGAGGAACATACCAAGTGTTCTTCCACTTACGGTCAAGCTCACCAATAGTCTCATCAGGGAGATAGTAGCGAGGCTCAACACGGCCATCCTTATTACGGTTCACACGGTCGTAACCCATAAGACCCTTATGGCGACCAGTTGTACCATCATAAATGTCACCAGCCTCAGGGTCGGTTACATCCTCGGGAAGTGCCCACTCACGCTCACTTGTTACAGGGAGGATGAAGAACAACTTACCAACTGGAAGGTTCATAGCCTGAACTGATACGATATCATTTGCGAGAAGTTTGCTGAATACACGGCGAATGATAGGGAATACAACGGTTTCAAAAGAACCGCTCTGACTTGCGTCAGAAGCCTCACTAATAAGAAGCTTAGCCTCATTCTCGTATAGAGTAGCAATGTTTTCCTTCAAAGTACCTTCAAGACCCTCAGTAAAGCCGAGTTGGTCCCAACGGTTCTGGATGCTCTCGCGGATTTTTCTCTGTGCGTTAAGTTCGATATTACCAACTTGTCCGCTAGTTAAAAATTCTCTCATTATTTTTTACGAATTTTAATTTTAATTTATTGTTCTAGTTTTACTTGCAAATTCTATGCATTAAATCAAGAGAGCCAAGAAGGTCTTCTGACTTATAGATTTGCGTTTCATTAATTTGCCTTACGGCGTTAAAGTCTGTGCCCTCATTGATGTCCATCTTAGACTTCTTCTTAAGGTCACGTGAGATTGACTCGTAAAGAGCCTTTGAATCTTCAATTGACTTAACTTCGTTACTAAATCTCTCCACGATTTCCTTCTTCTCATCGTTGCTTGTTGAATTTTCCATCACCAATCTAACAATGTGACCAAGGCTTACATTAGTAACAGCAGCCTCTTGAAGAGTCTTCTTAAACTCCATTAATGCTGATTTAAGTTGTTTGTTCTCCTTGAAAATCTTTTCTGCCTTTCTCATGATTGACTCATTCGTTGCATTAGAACTTGGTGAGTAAGCGTTATCAACAGTGCCCGTCTCCTGACCCTTTTCAGCAGTATGGAAACTACGTGCCTTACGTCTGCGATTTCCGTTATCACCATCAGTTCTTGAAGTGCTGCCAACATTTGCGGTATGCTCCTGTCTTGTCTTCAACTCATTGATAGACTCTTCAGCAGCATCACCCTCTACGTCAACAGATTCTTCAACTTGTTTTCCCTTTTCAGCATGGAATGGCTGATTTTCTTTCTTGTCACCTTTCTTGCCCGACCAAGGCTTCTTGGTGTCATGTGGTACACCCTTATCCCAGTCATTAACGTTCTTACCCGGTTCAGAAACTCCATCGGATGTCATAACATCCTTGTCCTGATAATTGTCGGTATATCCCACATTTGAGTTGTACTCGTTCAATGCGAGTTCATAGATTCTTGATTCATTCATATTGTCTTCGTCTTCTATTTCAAATTCAGTTTCTTCGTCACCGAAATTATCATCACTTCCTTCAATTTCAAACTCAGTTTCTTCAGTTTCTTCGGGAACTAATTCTCCGTCACTGTCAGAGTTCAGTTGAATTAAGTATTCGACACCGGTTTCATTGTCTTTGATTTCAACCTTATCGTTGTCTTTTGTGACAACAACTTGGTCGTCATCTTTTAGTAATTTGTAAACTTTTACGACATCATCGTCATTCGCTTCAGAGAAATCATACTGGTTATCTGAGACCTTATACTTTTCATCAAAGTCTGACC